GAGAAGGGCGGTTTTCACTACCATGTAAAAGATTGGATGGATACCCGAACCAAGTTAGTCGGTATATCGGATAGACACTTAGTGGAGTCTGTGGTTAAATAGTATTGTTGCCTTCGGGGACACAATTTACACTCGCTTAATAAGGAGAACTATGGACTTAGAAAAGTATCACAAGTATCATGCTGCCGATCTACCAACTTTAATAGATCGTATCACTAAAAACAGCATAGGATTAGACAATTACTTTGATCAATTTTTCAACACAGAATTTAATACTAACTACCCACCATACAATTTGGTCAATGTTAGTAATGTTGAATCAAGACTAGAAATTGCACTAGCAGGATTTAAAAAGAAAGAAGTTAAAGTTTACACAGAGTATGGTAAACTAGTTGTAGAGGGAGACAAAGCAGAAAAAGACACCTCTGACTACGCACACAAAGGACTAGCACAAAGATCTTTTTCTAGATCATGGACTATTGCAGACGATACAGTTGTTAAGGAAGTATTGTTTGAGGACGGTCTTTTAACCGTCACACTAGGCAAGGTCGTTCCAGAACATCATGAACGAAAAGACTGGATTTAAACACAGGGGGTTTTCAACCCCCTTTTTTTATGTTATAATATAACCGTTGGACGCAACATGGGTGTGACTGAATAAACTTACTGGCAACCGCTAGTTAAGGTGATGATACAGAGGTGGTGCTCGCTGTCAGAAATGGCAGAACTATCTAACCAGATAGGTATCAGGCTGTAACGATTTTACTTCTGTAGTAATGCCCGTTACTTGTTGGTATACAGGAATCCAACCACCCTCCTTTCTTACATACATAATGTATTATGTCAATTAAAGTCGGAATATTAAACGATGGCACACAACTTCTTGCAGATATAAAAGAAGTTACAGACGGTGACCAAACACAGTACATGGTAATTAAACCATTCGAGGTTGTGTATACAGACACAATGGACATGCAAGAGGATGGTACTCAAACATTATCAACAACTAAAAAAGTAGGATTAAAAACTTGGTTAGAAATATCTGACGATCAAACATTCATCATAAATCCTAATACAGTTACTACAATATGTGATCCAGTTACAGACTTAAAGGACATGTATGAAGACTTAACTCGTGGAAGAAGAATCTAATGGATCCTATAGTAAAAGTATTGGTTCTAAAAAATGAATCTAAAGTTTTAGTTACCAAGATAAGAGAAGTACAAAGTGAACTAGGAGAACCAGACTGTCAACTTACAGATCCTGTAGAGTTTAGACTAGGTGAAGAAGATTGGAAAGAAAGGTTACAAAGGTGGCCAGGTAAATTACTGACACAAAACCACCAGTGCATGATCTCATCAGATGCTATACTAACTATTGTAGATCCCCAACCAGAATTGTTGGAGGCATATCAAGAGGTTATTAGTTGAAGTTTTATACAAATGTTTGCATGATCGGGGACAAGTTCCTCGTGCGTGGATACGATAATGGAGAGTATTTTCAAATCCGTGATGACTATCAACCTACCTTATTTGTATCATCAAACAAAGAAACACAATATAAAACTCTAGACGGTCAGTATGTGGCAAAGGTAAAACCTGGCACTGTTCGAGAGACAAAAGAATTTTTAAGGCAGTATGAGTTTGTAGATAATTTTCAAGTGTTCGGCAATGAGAGATTTATATACCAGTATATCTCTGACAAATATCCACAAGATGAAGTAAAGTTTGACATCAGCAAGATTCGTTTGTACACGATGGATATTGAAACTAAATCAGAGAATGGATTTCCTGATGTAGAGTCTGCTGATCAAGAGATGTTGCTCATCTCTATGCAAAATTATAATACAAAAGAAATTATTACATGGGGTCAAGGACCTTTTAAACTAAAGCAAGGCAATCATTACTACAAACAATTCAATAATGAGTTCGATCTTTTAAATGATTTCATATCATGGTGGATGAAAAATACACCTGACATTGTGACTGGTTGGAATATACAGATGTTTGATATACCATACCTTGCAAAAAGATTATACAGAGTTCTAGGAGATAAGGTTGCTAGAAGATTGTCTCCTTGGGGTTTATGTTCTCCTAAAGAACTTTATATCAAAGGTCGTCGCCATATTGTATATGATATAGGTGGTATAACTCAACTTGATTACTTAGATCTTTATAAGAAGTTTACTTATACCAACAGAGAATCATATCGTCTAGATTATATTGCACATGTAGAACTAGGGCAGAAGAAATTAGATCACTCTGAGTATGATACATTTAAGGATTTCTACACAAATGGTTGGCAGAAGTTTGTAGAATATAATATAATTGATGTGGAACTTGTTGACCGTCTGGAAGACAAGATGAAACTGATTGAACTAGCATTGACTATGGCATATGATGCTAAAGTTAATTACAATGATGTGTTCTATCAGGTTCGCATGTGGGATAATATTATATACAATTATCTTAAGAAGAGAAACATTGTAATTCCCCCAAAACTATCAGAACAAAAGGATGAAAAGTATGCAGGAGCATATGTAAAAGAACCTAAACCTGGCAAGTATGACTGGGTTGTTTCTTTTGACCTTAACAGTCTGTACCCACACCTCATCATGCAGTATAATATATCTCCTGAGACTCTCAGAGATGAGAGACACCCAACAGTCTCAGTCAAAGATATTCTTGAAAAGAATCTTACATTTGAAATGCACAAAGACAATGCTGTCTGTGCTAATGGAGCAATGTATCGTAAGGACAAGAGAGGATTCTTACCTGAGTTGATGGAGAAGATGTACAATGAGAGAGTGATATTCAAAAAAAGAATGCTAGAGGCAAAGCAAGAGTATGAAAAAAACCCAACAGATAATCTTGTCAAAGAGATTGCCAGATGTAATAACATTCAAATGGCAAAAAAGATCTCCCTTAATTCTGCTTATGGTGCTATTGGCAATCAATATTTTCGCTATTATCAACTTGCCAACGCAGAAGCTATTACACTATCTGGTCAGGTTTCTATCCGTTGGATAGAGAACAAGATGAATGATTTTCTAAACAAAATTCTAAAAACAGAAAAAGAAGATTATGTTATTGCTAGTGATACTGATTCTATCTACCTTAACCTCGGTCCTCTTGTCGATGTTATCTACAAAGATAAAGAAAAAGATTCTGAAAGCATTGTCTCGTTCATTGATACTATTTGTGAGAAGACACTTGAACCCTTCATCGACCAGTCTTATAAAGAACTCGCAGAATATGTAAACGCATATGATCAGAAGATGTTTATGAAGAGAGAAAACATTGCTGATCGTGGTATATGGACTGCTAAGAAAAGATATATTTTAAATGTATGGAATAGTGAGGGTGTTCAATACCATGAACCTAAACTAAAGATGATGGGTATTGAAGCAGTCAAATCATCTACACCTGCACCCTGTAGGGAGATGATTAAAGATGCACTCAAACTTATGATGAACGGTACAGAAGATGATGTCATCAAATTTATCGAGAACAGTCGTAAGGAGTTTAGGAAGTTGCCTCCAGAAGAAATAGCATTCCCAAGATCTGTTTCTGATGTGACCAAGTATAAATCTAGCAACATGATTTATATGAAAGGCACACCTATTCATGTGCGAGGTGCACTGCTTTTTAATCATTATATTAAGAAGCACAATCTAACGAATAAGTATTCGTTGATTGGTAATGGGGAGAAGATTAAATTCTGCTACCTTAAAAAACCAAACAAAATACATGAGAATGTAATCTCATTCATTCAAGACTTTCCTAAAGAACTACAACTTGACAAATATGTGGATCATGACTTACAATTTGAAAAGAGTTTTATTGAACCTTTAAGAATCATCCTCGACTCTATTGGATGGAAAGTTGAGAAAACTGCAAACCTTGAATCATTTTTTGTATAATGGATTTCCTAAAAGACATAGTAAAAGAGATTGGCGATGACTACACACAACTCGCATCCGATATTGACGAAACTGAAAAGTATGTTGACACTGGTTCGTTCATTTTTAATGGACTTATATCAGGGAGTATATTTGGTGGGGTATCTAGTAATAAGATTACTGCAATTGCAGGTGAGTCATCTACTGGTAAAACTTTTTTCTCTCTCGCTGTTGTTAAAAATTTTCTGGATAACGATCCTAACGCTTACTGTCTATATTTTGATACCGAATCCAGTATCACAAAGTCTCTACTCGAAGATCGTGGAGTAGATACAAGTCGTCTGGTTGTTATTAATGTTGTAACAATCGAACAGTTTAGAAGTAAGGCACTTAAAGCAGTAGATATATATCTTAAGTCCAAGACAGAAGATCGCAAACCATGTATGTTTGTGCTAGACTCTCTTGGTATGCTGTCCACCGAAAAGGAAATTGACGATGCACTAAATGATAAACAAGTTCGTGACATGACTAAATCACAACTTGTCAAAGGTGCTTTCAGAATGCTTACTTTGAAGTTGGGTCAAGCAAACATTCCAATGATTGTAACCAATCATACCTATGATGTTATCGGAGCTTATGTACCAACAAAAGAAATGGGCGGTGGTAGCGGTCTTAAGTACGCTGCTTCTACCATTATTTACCTCTCTAAGAAGAAAGAAAAAGACGGTAAAGATGTCATCGGAAATCTTATCAAAGCTAAGACGGTCAAGTCTCGTCTAAGTAAAGAAAATAAAGATGTAACAGTTCGTCTATTCTATGATGATCGTGGTCTTGATAGATACTACGGTCTACTAGATCTTGGCGAAGAAGCAGGTATGTGGAAGAATGTTGCAGGTAGGTATGAGATCGGTGGCAAAAAAATATATGCCAAAGAAATATACAAAAATCCTGAGAAATATTTCACAGAAGATGTCATGAAAAAACTTGATGAGACATCACAAAAACTTTTTAGTTATGGCAGTTAATGGAAAAACTTGAGATCACTCTTCTAAAGAATCTAATACACAATGATGACTATGCTAGAAAGGTAATACCTTTTATAAAATTAGAATACTTTGAGATGAGATCAGAAATGATTTTATGTCAGGAAATTATTGATTTTATTGCAAAGTATAATAAATGTCCAACACAAGAGATACTGGATATTGAGATTCAGAATAGAGATGACCTTACAGAGACAGAATATAAAGAGATAAGAGAGATAAATCAGACATTAGATAAGGTAGAAACTAACACAGAATGGTTAGTAGATGCAACAGAGAAGTGGTGTCGTGATCGTGCAATCTATCTTGCTTTGATGTCATCAATTAAGATAGCAGATGGACAAGATAATAATAAAGGAAGAGATGCAATACCACATATCCTATCTGATGCTCTAGCAGTATCATTTGACAACCATGTAGGACATGATTACCTTGAAGATTATGAAGCAAGGTATGAATCATACCATAAAAAAGAAGAAAAGATACCATTTGATCTAGAATTCTTTGACAAAATTACAAAAGGTGGTGTCCCTAACAAGACTCTCAACATTGCACTAGCAGGTACAGGTGTTGGTAAGTCTCTTTTTATGTGTCATTTTGCTAGTTCAGTCCTCTTACAGGGTAAGAATGTTCTATACATTACTCTTGAGATGGCAGAAGAAAAAATTGCAGAAAGAATTGATGCTAACTTATTAGATGTAAATATCAGGGATCTTACTGACTTACCTCGTGTTATTTTTGAGAATAAAGTAACTAAACTTGCAGAAAAAACACAAGGTCAGTTAATTATTAAAGAATATCCTACTGCTTCAGCACATGCAGGGCACTTTAAAACACTATTAAATGAACTAACACTCAAGAAATCTTTTAAACCTGACATAATATTCATAGATTACTTAAATATATGTGCATCAAGTCGCTATTCTAAACTAGGAAATGTCAATTCTTACTCGTACATCAAAGCGATTGCAGAAGATCTTCGTGGACTTGCAGTTGAATATAATGTCCCGATTATTTCCGCTACTCAAACCACTCGTTCTGGTTTTGGTAGTAGTGATATTGATCTTACCGATACCTCTGAGTCATTTGGTCTACCTGCAACTGCTGATCTTATGTTCGCTCTTATATCTACTGACGAATTAGAAGGATTAAATCAAATAATGGTCAAACAATTGAAGAATAGGTACAATGATCCTACAATAAACAAGAGATTTGTGTTAGGAATTGATAGAGCAAAGATGAGATTGTATGATTGTGAGCAAAATATAGGTGGAGATCTGATAGATAGTGGACAACAAACAGATACTATACAAGAGGGAGCAAAGCAAATGAAAGATAAGTTTGCTAAGTTACAATTCACATGATTGAAAGTGTAAACAAAAAATGGGAAGAAGTTTCTCTTGTAAACAACCTTAAATGGGAATACAAGATACTCAATAATGATATTCCTATCTTAACTGCACAGGATTATTGGAAATATCCTGATAAAGTTAGTGATTTTTTTAGGAATGGATACTGGTGGGACAATCATTCTGATGATAATGTTCGACCAGGTAAAAGTTTTCACATACAAGATGAGGTATTAGACTGGTTTAACTTACCAATAAACAAATCTATCTCACCTTTGTTTGGTTTAAAAAATTTTAAAGGAGTATGTACCTTTGGAAATTGTTTTAGTAGCAA